ATGAGTTACGCAAAGACTTTAATGAAGTACAAGACCAAATAACCTCGGTTGATAAGAGAAGTAGAGCATCAGACCAAGAAACAAGAGGTGCTGTAAGAACAGCAGAGAATGAAGTAAGAACTTTAATTCAACATGCTGAAGATAGGTTTGATGGCAAACGTACTGCTATAGAATCAGATGCTACCAGACGTAATGAAGCACTAGATGTAAAATTAAAAGAGCTGGAAGAACGTCTAAGGTCTATGCTTGAAAGGGCTTTAAACAATCCATTAACTGGTCAATAATTGTTTCATGTGAAACTTTATCCATTAATATCCACCCTATTTGCCTGATAGGATGCATATGCTTGGGGCTTATCGACACTTTCAAAGCAACCATTCTGCATATTCATGCGTACCTCCATAGTTCTAGCATATCCTAACTCTTCATAGCGTGTTTTCCAGACTACCAACTTAGCTTCGGTTAATCTATTACCATCTTCATCTTCAAACTTTGGTCGCCATAAACTAAAGATGTGATCTGGTTTATTATACCAATGGGCAGAACCAGCTATAGAGTACGCTGTTGGTGCATTGTTCCCTACCTTATACTCACTAGGTTTAGAAGGGTGCGCTAGTACCATTATATGCACATCTAACACTTTTGCTATTGTTGCTAAATCATCTAGGCACTTACCAATCCAATTTGTTTCGGTATTCCTATTTAAATCTGGCATTTCTAATTTATTCCAAGGGTCAAAGACAAAGGCTTCTATCCCAAAACGTGCTTTCATATCTCGTATTTTATCACATACCCAATTAAAGTCTGGAGCATTGTTAGGGTGATTAAGAAAATGAAAGTTGTTTGTTATCCAAATATCCGCTTCTTTCTTTTCTTCTTCACTCATATCTTTTTCTAATTTACCAAAGTAAAAAGTTCTTAAATTTCTTCTCACATAAGGTTTAACTCTTGTTTCTCCAGAGAATAGCCCTACTTGTATTTTATAAGTCTTTGCTATGTTTGCCCATATTTGTTGAGCAAAGGTTGTTTTGCCATGACCAGGATAACCAGTAAACACCGATAACATACCTGCACCAAGCATAACTTTATTATCCCAACCATCAAACTGTGGATTCCATAATTTAGGTGGGGAAGGTTCTGGAATATCATCAAGGGAGTAGACTCCTTCAATAGGATATTCTTGTAGACTTTCATTTATTTGCCATTGTAGTTCGTCTTTACCTACCTTTAACATAAAATCATTGATGTCTTTTACATCATCTGGAAATTCCACAAACTTACATCTGGCATGTCCCAGAATAGAGGATAAATCTGAACGTAAATTTCTTCCTGCATCATCATTATCGGTGAGTAATACAAAGCAATGCGCCTTATCTAATCCTTGCTCTAATGATTCTAATACATATTCATAGCGTTTCGCTTCGTAAATATTTTCTGTTGTCGCTGCTGGTGCACCACTAGGAACACTTAATACACTATCTATAGGGTAGCCACTTTCCACCATTGCACAAAGGTCAAACTCTCCTTCTACTATATACACAGTAGATAAGTTATTAGAATTAATAACATTTTCAATATTATAAAATTGTTGTTTGCCACCTTTTAATTGTTTAAAGGTCTTTTCTGCAATGGCTCTTGCTTTATAATTAACTCTTTCCCCTTTAGTGTTAAAATAGTTAAAGACTATAGATTCTAATTTTCTATCACCATACTGTGCCATGCCGCTTTCGCACTTCAAGTTTTTTAATGTCTGTTCGGATATCCCTCTTTTCTTTGTGAATTTTAGTATATTGTCGCTTATTTTCTTCATAGTATTCCACTCCTTTTGCGTTGCAATGATGACAAAAATATACAACAGAATCAGATTGTGTCGTAACTGATAATGGTGTATCTCGTTTATTCTTCGTTCTTTCGTGTTGACAATTAGGGCAAGAATACTTGCCACTTCTTTTTAATCCTAATACAAATTCCCTATCTAATGACATTATTTGCCACAGTACTTGTATTCTGCAACAATTTTCTTATTCTTTAATCTTTTTCTAAAGGTTTGTATAATATGTCCATCTGCCCTTAAATTATGTATTCTTGCTGACAGCCTAAACGAACCATATTGCTTTAAGGCTTGCATAGGGTCAATCTTACCATGCTCTTTAAGGTGTGCTAAAATCATTTTATTTTGTGTCTGTGTCATTATTCTTCCTCCTTTTTTATTTCTGGGAACTTAAATTCTTCAAATTCTGGCATTTTGTACTTCAAATTCTTTATTGGTTCATCATCTTCCCCTTTTTTAAATAAATTAACAAAAAATTCTGCGTCTACAACAACCAATGCTTTCTGATTATTGCGTTTCATAAACAAAACTGGCTGATACTTCCCAGAATTTGCTTCGGCTTGCTTGTAAGACTTCCAAACATTTAACGATTCTTGGTTCTTACACTCAATAGATAATGGAAATTTCTCTCTGGCAGCTCTTGCCATTAATAAGTCCTCCCCACCTGCACCCATAGAACGACTTTCTATATCTTCTTCATGGATTCCTAACACAGTAATCAATAAATCCCTTATTTGTTGTTGGAATTTACGACCTTTATGCTTTGCTGAAGATGGTTTCATGATTCTTCCCCATATCTAGCGAAACAATACCAACAATAAATTCTTGTCATATAAGACATGTCTTTAGTTTTGCACTTTTTGCATTCTTTTATTTTAATTTTCTTCATAATGTGGACTTTCCTCCCATAATTCTTGGCATTTTTCCTGCCCTAGATTTTGATTATTGGCAATTTCATGAAAATATTTAAGTTCATTACCATGCATATGTAAGTCTTTATGACAATGTGCACATAAAGGTACTACGTCTTTATCTCCACTTCTTAATGACATGCCACGTAAACTGTATAAAGGTTTTAAAAGGTGGTGGACTTGAATTTCATCAGCACACCGACCTTTATTAAACTCCTCCAAGATACAACTTAGATTTGAAACCCATACCAAGTGTTTCTTATTGACATACCTCTTAGATTTAGACTTATATTTTTTACCAGTTTTAAAATGGGATATTGTCATCTGGCATCTTACTAATAGCTGTGTTGTCTAAATCTTCAGTTTGTTGTAAGTGTTTAAAAGAGCCTTCTGCACCTCTTGAATAGTTCATTAAGAACCAATGCAGTTTTTGGTCTGGATTCCACGTTCCAAATCTATTGCACATAGCCTGTAAGATAATACTCCAATCTCTCCCCTGCAACTCCGATACATCATGCCCACCTGCACCAGTATCCAAAGGTGCTTGATAGCTATTCTGTGGCTGTTGTGGTGCTGTTGGTTGTGGTTTTGGCATTGGTACTGGGCTCTGAGGAACTTGGTCTTCGTTTATCACAGTAAACCTATTAATGTGGTTGTTATTGTATTTATCTGCCCAAATATCTACTTCTATATTCATACCGACATTTAAATCGCTAGGTCTATTTTCTGGCTTACAAAAAAATGTTCTAGCGTCTGTACTTATAATTTTATAGCTAGTTCTCCCTTTAATTTGTCTGCTTGCGTCTGGTAATATTGGTGTTTGTATTTCTTTTACTGTTATCTGCATCTTAAACTCCCTTTAGTTTGGCGAAGGTTACGAAGGAGTGAACAACGTAACCCCCATAAAAAATTA